GGGCAGTTTCTTGACAATAAAGTCGGTCATCTGAGCTCACCTGCAGGGTTAATCTCAGATGAAGGCTAAGTGCTTTACCTCAATAGGTAAATCAACAAATGTCGACTGCGAAGTCACCGATTCAGGACTGGGTCAAGGCCTTCGAGGCAGAGGGATTGAATGGCCTGATCCGCAAGCGCCGCACCGACACGGGTGCCAAGCGCCAAAAGGTCACCCGCGCCTGGGATGCGTTCTTTGAGGCGCACATCGACGCCGCTCAGCATGCCGAGATCAGCGATGAGCTCACCACCTACATCCGGTCGCTTTGGGCCGCTGGTGAGCGTGGCTGGCGATCGATCACCGAGAAATCCACCACCCGCCTGATCGAGATGAGCCGAGGCTTGCGGGTTGTGGAATTTGACGCCCTCGATCTGGGCCGGTGTGGCGACACCAATGCCAGGGGCACTCAGTTCGGACTGTGCCATGTAAACCGCCGCCAAGTAGAGCGCCAGCGGGACTACAAGCTCCTTGCGATCAAGGACAAAGATAACGCGACTTTTGCCGATGGTTATATGCCATCGATCCGCCGCGACTATTCCAGTCTTTTGCCGCGCCAGATTGTGGTCGGTGACGTGCACCCGGTGGATATCATGATGCGCCGCGAGGATGGCACCGCAGTCTATCCCAAGGCGATTGCCTGGTATGATGTGGCCACCAATGAAATCCACATGACCTTTGTGCTTTTGGAGCCTGGTGAGGGCATCCGCCGCGAGCACGTTGCGCAAAGTTTTGAGGCGATGGTCGATGAGTGGGGTTTCCCGGAAATGCTCTATCTCGACAACGGGTCAGAATACTCCTGGAATGAGATGATCAGCGGGTTCACCCAACTCTCCAAACTGACCCAGTGCGGCCTCAAGGTCTATGATCTTGATGGCGATCCCAATGTCGCCAAGCGCGTTGCCAGTGGCCGCGAGGCGGTTGTGCGCTCGATGCCATACAACGCCAAGGGCAAGCCTGGGATCGAGGGTGCATTCGGCAATATCGAGCAAGTGTTTTTCGCCACAATACCAGGCTGGACCGCTGGCGAGCGGATGAACAAAAAGACCCACGCCAAGGGCCAGGACCCCATCGCCTTCAAAGGTGGTTCCCATGAGTTCCTTGAGACAGCTGGCAAGGCGCTGGAGTGGTATCACAAGCGCCCTCAGCATGGACGTTTAGACGGCATGAGCCCCAATGAGGCCCTGCGCATGTTCATCGATAAGGGATGGGGTAAGACGACACTCTCGCGCCCTGAGGTGCTGGCCCTGGCCTTTGCCGAGGAGGTGGAGCGCATGCCTGATCGCGGGCGTGTAAGCTACACCCCACGGCGCGGCGAGACCTTGTATTTTTATGACGATGCTCTGTTGGGTCTGGATCATAAAGTCACCTTGCGGGTGCCCGCCTTCAATCCCGAATTTGTGTTCTGTTTCGCCGGTGGCGAGCTGATCTGCCAAGCCTTTCCAGAGCGCGCTTATGGCGTCCTCGATATTGAGGGTGCCCGCGAGGTCAATCGCCGGAGCAAGGCTTTTCGCCGCCAGATCACAGAAAAGCGCCGCCATGTGGCGCTCCTGAGTTTGACCGAGGAAACCGAGCGTCACATCGCCCATATGCCCGATGCTCCTGAGGCCCCCATCGCTGCGGTGGTTGATGCTGGGATCATCGACCGCATGGCCAGGATGCAGGGGGAGGCCAGCAAGGCTCTCTTGGATCAGGCCAAAAACAAGAAACCCAAAGGCCCAGTCGAGCAATGGAAAACAGGCCCCAATGAGGTCCTGGCTGGGTTTCAATTTGCAGAGGATGAGGAATGAGCGATTTCATCAAGACACAGATGGCGGAGAAAGCGCATGCGATGTGCGCCGCCGTGATGGCCGCGCCGCGATATAGCCGCCTTGGCCAACTTACCGGCGAGCCTGGCACCGGCAAGACCGCATCGACCGAGTGGCTGGTCACCCAATTTGAAGCCGTGCGGGTCGAGGCGTGGGCGGGCATGAAAGAGAAGACGCTTTTGCAAGAGCTCGCCGAGGCGCTGACCAGGGCCGGGCGCATCATCGATGCCAACGGCACCACCAACACGCTCACCCGCCGCATTGTGCGCGGCGGCATTGGCGACATGCTGATCATTGTTGATGAGGCCAATCACCTAAAATGGGGTGCGCTGGAGCTGCTGAGGAGCATTTCGGACATCAGCGGCGCTGGGTTGGTTATCACCGGCACAGACCTATTGGCCCAAAAGTTCACGCACCCCCAAATCCGCATCTTTCTTGAGCAATTCCGCCAGCGCGTGGGTGCCAAAAAGGTTGTGATGAAGCCCGTCACCGATGATGGCGAGCTGGCTGCATATGTGCTGGCCCCACGCTTTGGTGCGGTGACCAGAAACACCGCCGAGGCTTTCCGCCGCAAGACCGGTGGCAACTGGCGCTTTGCGGTTGCCCTGGCCGACGCTTGCGCCCGCCTCATGGCCAATGAGGGAATAACCAAGATCGATGAGCGTGTGGTGGAGACCGCTGCCGCTTGGATGGCGGGCCGGTCATGAGAGATTTTCCCCATAGCGTTCAAGACCTAATCGAAATTGCCGAGGTCTACTCGGGGGATGGTGCACCATTCACGGCGGCTGATCGCCTGAGCCTTGCCGCTGAGCGCCTCAGGGAGTGCGCTATTCAAAAAGGGTATCCGTCGCCGCCCGCCGCCCTGAAACCAATGGACGCCGACATCGAGCACCTCCTCGAAAACCTCGGCCTCGATGTTGAGGTTAATGAGGACTTTGAGTGCCCCGATGGTGAGATGAGCTCCATCGCGCGCCGAATGGAAACAACCGCGCGCCGCCTAGTGCGCGAGGCTGGGTATGTCCTGCCAGAAACCCCAAGAGGAGAATGATATGCCTAAAATCGATCCGCCGCCAATGTGCCGTCCTTGCGCCGTGGTTGCCTATCGCACCACCACAGGCCTCCACAAATGCCCAAAATGCGGCGAGTGGGTGCGCCAATGAGTGGCTCCGAGCAACACGCTGCACTTCAGGTGGCCGGTATCGATATGGCCACCGGCCCAGACGTGGCGGTCTATGACCTTTCTGCCAGCGGTGGCCCGGATCGCATCACCGCTCAAGAACTGGCCGAGATCGCAGCGGTGGCCAAGGCCAAAGTCAAGGCCACCGCGCGCGGCTGGAGCATGCTGAGCCAGGTCGAAATCCTCGCCCTGGCCTTCATCGCCGATGTGGTTCTGGAGGATGGCGCGTTGCCTGAGCCAGCGCCAGCAAAACCTGCCCCAAACGTAATTTCACACGTCTAACTAAAGGATACAGACATGCCACTAGACCAAATCCCAGAGGGTTACATGATGAACGCCGATGGCGCGCTCATGCCCATCGACAAAGTGAAACCCGCCCACAAGCTAGAGGATCAGCTTGTGCGCCGCCTGATCGAGGACGCCCAGGCGCTCAGCGCTCAGCTTACCAAGTTCAAGGACCTCGCGATGAGTGATGCCCAAGAGTTCCGCTCGATGATCGCCGACGAATATGGTGCCAAGAAAGGCGGCGCAAAGGGCAACATGACCTTGCGCTCTTATGATGGCACGCTTTCGGTTCAGGTCCAGGTCACCGAGACCATCGATTTCGGTGCCGAGCTGCAAGCGGCCAAAGAGCTGATCGACGATTGCGTCGAGGTGTGGAGCGAGGGCTCAAATAACAACCTCCAGGTGCTCATAAATCACGCTTTCCAGGTGAACAAAGAGGGCAACATCGACACGGCCCGCGTGCTGGGTCTGCGTCGCCTCGACATCACAGATGAGAAGTGGCTGAGCGCGATGAACGCGATCTCAGATGCCGTGCGTGTCACCGGCTCGCGCACCTACATCCGCTTTTATGAAACCGATCAAAAGGGTGAGCGCTCAGCGATCTCGCTTGATCTGGCCTCGGCCTAACCGAGCGCAACCAGACAACCCAACGGCCAATCCGGCCACAACTGAGAGAGAGACTATCATGAAAAAAGCAGACCTTTTGAATGCCATCGCATCCGCAACCGGCGAGAGCCAGGCCACCGTCGATGCCGTGCTCGCATCCTTGGCCGACGCGACATCAAAGGCCCTCGGTGAGGGTGATGAGGTGACACTCCCAGGCATCGTCAAGCTGGGCATCAGGGCCAAGCCGGAGCGCATGGGCCGCAACCCCAAGACGGGTGAGGCCATCAAGATTGCCGCCAAGACAGTGGTGACCACCAAGGTGCTCAAGGGGCTCGCTGACCACGTCGCCTAAGCACCCGCCACCGCGCCGCCCTCCCTCGGCGCGGTGGCATCAATCGAGGAGAGATAGAATGTCAGAGATCACGATCACAACCTCAGGAGAGCTCCACCTGAATGGCGATTTCGTGGGTCGCATCGAGTGGCTCAAGCCTTTTGTCGAGAGCTTTGTGGCTGGCACGTTCACCCAAGATGATCCCTTTGTCGATGAGTGGGGTGCGCGGATAGATTGCACCTCATGTTCCGCGCTTGATGAACTCCACACTGAAAATGAACGCCAGGTACGCGGCGTGCAAAGGTTGCTCACATTGACCCGCAAGCGCCTGGCATCCATCGGCGGCGCTGGTGGCCCTGTCGATCAGCACCTCATCCAGGTCGAGGACTTTCTCGGCAATATGGAATTTGAGACATGAGCGCGCCCTTGACCGAGAAGGGCATCCGCGCCAAGTGCCGCCGCAAGCTCAAGGCAATCCAGCGCCAGGTTACCCAGATGGCCGAAGATATCGCCTATGACTGGGGCGATGTGGATCAGTCTATTGTGGGCTCATGCGATGAGATGATCGCATCGGTTGCTGCCATCTCTGAGGAGATCGAGGCATATATGACGGAGCGTGTCGACGAGGCCGAGGCCAGCGATGAGCCTGAGGCGATCATAGATGCCAGCAAGAAATATGTGAGCATCGATACCGTCGCTGAGCTTGGCCAGGTGAGCCGCAAACACGTCCGTCGCCAAGTTACGCGCGCCCAAGCTGGGCGCGCCTGGTGCGGCGCTGAGATGCGCGCCGTGATCCCCTCAGGTGGTGACGTGCTGATCGAGTTTGGCACCCTGCCAGAGCACATCCGCGAGGCCTTTGTGATGCTCGATCAAGCTGATCTCCCGATCTGAAATCCAATTGAGCCCAATTTAAATTTGAATGAATGACACCGAGGACAACTCATGCCAACCAAGACATCACCTCAGCGCCGTAATGCCGATCTGGCCACCATCCACATGGGTGCCAAGGGCCTGTTTGGTGATGTCTCAAAGGGTGGGGATGGCCGCGAGGCATATGAGGATTGGCTGGAGCGTCACACCAAAAAACGCTCGGCGAGCAAGCTGACAACTGGCGAGCGCATCGATCTGATCAGAATGATGCGCAAAGAGGGCCTGGTGCCTGATCGCAGGCCTGGCGGCACTGGCCCGACAGCGAGCGGCGAGGAGCGCCCGACCTCGGCGCAATGGGCCAAGATCGCGGCGCTAAGCCGCGCATTCGGCTGGGAGAAAGGCCTTGAGGATGAGCGCTTGCGGGCTTTTGTGATCCGCACCGCAAAGGTCAGCTCGACCAAGTTCCTGAGCCGCACCCAAGCGAGCAAGGTGATCATGGGTCTGGAGGTCTGGGTGGCTCAGCGCCAAGCCGATCCTGAGGAGGATCACAATGCAATGTCCTAAGTGCGCCGCGCGCGCCTACGTCTATGCGACCAAGCCAGCGGGCACGCTCAAGCAACGCTATCGCCAATGCCGAATTTGCGGCCATCGTTTCTCCACATGGGAGGAGATTGAGGACCGTGAATTGCGCGGATACGAGAGTGGCAAGGGTAAGCCCAAGAGCGGCAAAGCCCCTGATTTATTTGCCGTAAACAAGAAGAAACGGGCCTGACCCGTGGTGCGCCGTGTAGCGGCACCCGCTGCACAACCGCTGGCGGGCATCGGCCACAACGGTGCGCCAGATGATGAGGTGCTGAGCCTTGATGATCTCGCCTCGCGCTTTTTTGAGGTGATCGGTCCAAGAACTGACACCGCCATCGAGCCCTTTGAATGTGGCGCGCCCTGGACGGGCCACGCCACCGAGGCTGAACTCAAGCGCCTCGGCACCCTCCAGGGTCGCATCGACCGGATCGAGCACCGCCTCAAAGCGCTCAAGGCCGAGCGCAAGCTGATCATGAATAGAAACATCCGGCGCATGCGCCGCGCAACTGGCAAGGAATAGGAGCCCCACATGCCCAGAGAAACCCTAAACAAGATCAACCCATGCGCCCGCATATTAGCCGAGCTGGCGCAAACTTGTTTCCTGATCGGCGAGGAGACCGACTATCACGCCCAATTCACATGGGCCGCGCACGTTAATAAGCTGTATATCTATGTGACGCCCAAGGGCGCATCGATTGATCATGCCGTGCTGGAGTTCAATGAATATATGAACATTCCAAAAGTGTCGCGGATGATGCTCTCGCCACAACTCGGCGAGGCAACCTATCCGAGGGTCAAGCGCTTTGCCGCTGAGCTCAAGGCTTTCCACCAAAACAGATTAGAGGATTAGAGAATGACCAACACAAATGAGGTCCAGTATCCGGTGCCGCCGCGCCTTAACCCAGAGGGGAATGGATATATTTGCGATCACTGCCAAAGGACGTGGGGGCTTGGCGAAACCTCTGGATGCAAGCCTTGCCGCGATGCTTGTGAGGCTGGCCAGCCAGTGGCCACCAAACTGCACCTCGCTCAATCCCAGTCTGAAATCTGGCAACACGTCAAATCAGGCGGGCTCTATCGCTTGGAAACCTACAGCGCGCTCATCGAGGATGGCATCACCCAGGCCGCGATCTATCGATCCCTCTGGGATGGCCAGGTCTGGGTGCGCCCCGTTGCTGAGTTCTTTGATGGCCGTTTCCGCAATCTCGCGGTGGATGAGATCACCGATTGCCGCCCGCTTGCGGATCGAGGTGACGCATGAGCATGGCTGAGGAGGCGATCAAGAGCGCCCTGGAGCGCCGCCTTGCGCGGTCGGTGGTGATCAAGGATGCGGATGCTTACGAGCGGCTCTATGGCGAGCTACAGACGGGCATGACCAACGCATGGGGAACAGCCATGCGCGAGGGCATTGCCGCATCCCTTGACCGCATGAGAGACCTTGGGCCAGGCAAGTTCACCAAAAAGGATGGCGAGACCATCATGAACGTGCTTGAGACCTCGGTGGGGCCTGAGGCGATCCGCGCGGCCATGCGCGAGCCGGTGGTCAATCTCACTGATGCGCTTTTCCGCACCGGTGCCGAGGAGGTGGGCCAGGCGGCGGGCGTCTCGATAGCCTTTGCGCGCCCTGATCTCGATGCGCTCGACGTGCTCAAGACTGGCAACCTCTATTGGGTCGGCAATAGCTGGAACATCAAAACCCAGGACAATATCGCCAAAATCCTTGACGACTATTTCACCGAGGGCATGACGCGAGAGGGGCTTACTCAGCGCTTTGCAGAGGACTTTGCCGGCATGACCGACAAGAGCCGCTCTTATTGGGAGATGCTGGCCGATCACACCGCCACCAAGACGCGCGAAATCGGGCGCGTGTCGGGCTATGAGCGCGCCGAGATCGCCCGCGTTCAGGTGCGCGCCCAGATCGATGAGGGCACATCCGAGATATGTCGCCAGATGAATGGTCGCATCATCGAGGTGGGCAAGATGCGCGCCCAGGTCACCGAGTATCTGGACGCGGTTGGTAAGCGAGATGAGCCGCGCGCAAAGGCCGCTTGGGCTATGAATAGCGATGAGAATGTGGATCTGAGCGACATCAAAGATGATGACCTTGACGCGGGGATCGCAAGCCCGCCCTATCATTTCCGGTGCCGCACGATAACTGTGGCGTATTTTGGATAGGAGACTTGGAATGAAAATGAAAGCACTCGTAACTTCGTTGATATTGGTGGCATCACCATCGGTTGCCGATGATGCGGCAACATGGCTGTGCCTTTTTGAAAACCTGCCGATCACAGTTGAATTACAGAGTGATGTGGCCGCTATGCCAATTGCGAGCTTCCAAAATGGCCTCGGATTTCCCGTTTCTTCAATAGCGGTAGATTTGCAAATTGCGTCGTCTGACCTCGGGGTGGTCGTCGAGGAAAGCACTGTGGTGCCTTTTCCTGCGCACTTACGTCCTGGTGAAAACCGCAGCACCCAACTTTGGGTCACGCAAAATGATCAGATGCGCCAAGTTTTGGCTGCGCCGGATGTGACAATCAGGGCGGCGGCGGCGAATGTGTTGGATGCTGATGAGCGGCGCATGGTGTTGCGTGAAAATATCGGCCCGTCGTTTCGGGTTTTTTGGCCATCACAGCCACAATCATCGCAAGTATGTGACTAGCAGGCCGCGTTAAATTGTATCGCAAAAAGGGCGGGCTCTGATTTCAGGCCCGCCCCTTTTCATTTGTCGGCTTTGTCGTCCAGCTTGCGCTCGATCCGGTCCAGCTTACGCTCGATCCGGTCGAGTGTTTCCTCATGGTGCTTTGATTGCATGTCTTGTTTGGTTTCCAGGATCGCGACCCGCCCCTTGAGGTGGAACCATTGACCAACAAGACCCAAGGACATTGCGGCCCATGTGAGGATATCCTTGAGGCCTACCTCCATTGCCAAGCCCTCGCAATCATACGCCGCGCGTGCCAGCGGATCGCACCAAGCCGCACGGCGGCAAGCATTGCCCCGCGCCAAACCTCGGGCATGCCAAGGACGCCGAGCGCCTCATGGAAAACGTGGTCGCAATGCTTGCGTGAATAGAGGCCGCTCTCAAGCATCCAGTCATGCAACGCCGCCGCCTGGATGTAGTCTGGATGGGCCATTGGCACCAGGATGCGAAATGGCAAGGGCACCGATGCCCCATCAAAGATGAACCCCTCTGGCACCTCGATCACCTCGGCGGGCTTGTCCAGCTTGCTCACCGCATAGCGGAAACCTTCCCGGACCTCCCAGCGTGGGCGTTGCCACCCAGGGGGCAATAGGCGGCTCAGTCCTTTTGATGAGCCTGGCACGGCCATGATCAAAAGGCGCTTGGTAAAACTGGACATCAGACGCCCGCACCATTGTGCTGCGCACCTGCCAGAGCGGTGCGCCGCTCGGCGCTTGCTGTGGTGTGAAGGTTGCAAAGATCGGTTGCGTACAGGCCCGCTGCGCATGCTCGCGCCACGGTCTCATCGATCCGGTTTTGATCCGCGATGGTCTGGCCTTTTGCGCCTGGGAGCGCATCGCCGATCACGCGATCAACGCCCCCGACACTTGCCGGTGGTAAAGTCGAACAACCCGCCGCTATCAATGCAGCGCTCAAAAACGCTGCTCGCTTGATCAGCCTCATCTTGGGCCTCCCTGTCTGTTTCCTTGATATCCGCCACGGCGCTCTCGCCGCCGAGCTGGAAAATGGTAATTGCGATCCAGATGATCAGAGAGAACACTGCAACCGCAACCGTGCCGAGGAGCTGGGCGCGCGACACTACACTACTCCACGCATGCAAAGTTCGGTTTCCTCTGTGCGCCGGTTTACAAGGCCGCGCACAACGCGCCCGCCTGCTTTGTTCCACCAGCCCAGAGCTTGGCACGCGCCAGCGATGTCACCTTGATTGAGACGTCGCACCGCCGTGCTTTTGCCGGTGCCATGCACACCCACGTTATAGGCCAGGCTTGCATACGCCACATCACGCTCAAGGGTGAGCCGATCGGCCACGGTGTCGCTTGTAAAGGCGGGCCGCAACCGATTTCGATAGTCCAGAACCTCGCGCGAAAACATGGCATCACACTGGGCCTTTGTGTAGGTATCACCCATCAAAACGCCCTTGGTCTCGCCATAGCAAACCGTAGGGACACCCACGATGTCGAGGTAGGCTGAGAGGCGCAAACCCTCCCATCGGCCAATGAAGGGCACCGCCACCTCCAGGAACGCGGTATCATAGGCTGACCCGCCGCGTGGCGTGACCGCCACATCGGGCGTGACCACCTCCACCGAAGGCTTTTTAGACATGGCTTGCGCCGTGCCATTAGGTGACATGCCAAAGGCCAACACCAAGCCGATGGCCAGTGCGCCGACCAGAGCCGGTGATCGGGTTTTGTCGCGATTGAGACTTTGATCCTTGAGGCGTCCGATGATGCCATAAACCAGCAAGGCCACGCCGAGAAACCACCAGATGCGGGGGTTTGTGTCGATCTCAAAAAGCCAAAAAATGGCCTCTGGCAAAAGCAAGCAAGCGAAGCTCGCATAGTAGGCCCACATGCTATGCGCACGATAGATCACATCTTTCCAGTCGGGTATCAGCTTCATGTTTCTCTCCAGTTTTAAAAGGGTTGCGGGTTAGTGGTCAGGCCTGAGGCGTTGTCTCAGGCTCGATGATGACAAGGGCTTGGAGCGCAAGAATGTGCTGAGACCATTCGAGCATATTGGTGGCGGCGGCGGCGGTGAAAGCATAACGGCGCAAACGCCATGCGAGGAAATCGGTCACCAGATCGTCGGTGTCGCGATCCTCAACTGCTGAGAGGCTGAACGGACCCTTATCGCGGGTGATGCCCACTTTGCCCAAGAGGCGCTCGCACACCTGTGGCCCTTGCTTGAAGGCGCAATCAAAGACCGCCACGGCCAACTTGGGCGGCAACGCTTCACATCCCATCCCATTCCAGAGATCGAGTGCGGCTTGCGCGTTCGCCTCGTCGGCCTGCGCACCCATCGAAAAGGTCATTGCCTGATCGATCAGAGAGGGAATTGCGCCGGTCGCCAGGGTGGCGCTCAATGCCGCTGGCGCTGGGGCGGTTGACGTTGTGGTCGATACCGCTGGTGCTGGCGCTTGCTGCGCAGGGGTGGGTTGGGTTTGTTCGGCCTTTTTTGTAGCGGCGGTTTTACGTTGTGCGGTGGTCGGTTTTGCCATGTCAGTTTCCTTTGGATTGCATTGATATTTGACGGGTTTGCCTATTCTCGGCGTACCGCCACACCACGGGCGCGGAGGGCATCCGTGAGATCATCGGCCACATCTTGGCCAATATCGTCGGCGAGAAAGCCAAGGCCCTCTTGCTCCAATTCCTCTATTGCGCGGGCCAGCCATGGGTTGCCCTCGCGCGCAGGTTGGGTGATTGTTTCCCGCCTTCCTTTTTTTGAAAACTTGCCCTTTTTGCGCCGGAGCTTGATTTTTACTTTGGACCTGCCGTCGTGAACGGCGCGGGCGTATGGCGTGTTGACTGCAATGATCGCCGCATCGGTGCCGAACGGCTCGACAACGTGCGCCTTGCGCAAGTCGCCTTTTTTAAAGGGCACGTTGCCTTGACGGGTGGCGATCTCGCGCAACTTTTCGGCCACCTTGAGGCTGAGGCGCTGGATGTTCATGAGAGCACATCAACGGTCAAGCCACCGCCACCACCGCCAGGCATTGCACGTCCATCCGAGGCAAGAGCAACCGCCCAAAACAGGTCGCCATGCCCCGCATCGTTGCGCTCGGCATCGTATTTGATCGAGGTGCCGCTTGTGATCTTTTGGATCGAGTGCATTTGTGCCAGCACATCGGGATCGTTGGGCAACAGGAGGCGGCGCTCCTCGGCCAGTTTAAGCACATTCAAGGCCAGCTTTGATTTGCGCTGAGCCGAAAACCAAACGCCCTCAAACCGCTCAGGGCTCGCGGTGTGGAGTTCCTCGGCGAGTTGCATGCCCAAACCTGTCTTGTCCACTTTCCAGCTCTCGATTTCCATGCGGGCATCGATCTCTCGGATCGTGTTTTTCTGGGCGTCAAATTTCATGCCCTTGTGGAGCTCATGGTGCATTAGGGCAAAGCGATCTTTCCACTTTTTGCCATCGACCTCCTGGCCCACGATGGCGATGGCAGTGCGGTCATTGATCCGGCCCACATCGACACCGCCACGCAAGCGCCCGAACTTGTGCGGCAAGATGCGCTCCTCGGTAAGGGAGTGCAGCAACTCCCAAGACAAGAGTGCTGAGCCATTCTCGGCCCACTGGCACTCATAGAACATCGCCCAGCTCTCGCTATCAAAGAGCATCCGGAGTTCATCGAGGCCACCAGGCAACGGCATCCCCTGGCTGATCGCGTCCTCGATTGTGATGGTGCGCCGAGACCAGTGGTCGTGCTTGTTCTTGTGATTGGTGGCGATCTCCCAGAACAATGAGCCAGGCAAAAACGGTGTGGAAAACACCGTCACGCGACCACCCATTGCGGTGATCGATGGGATTACCGCAGCCCAAAGCATGCGTTGATTGCGCACCCAAGCAAATTCATCGAGCCAGACATCGCCAGGCCAGCCCTGAGCGGTGCGGAAGTTGGTGGACATGGCTACGATGTCGGTTCCCATGATCACCAGCTTGTTGGCCTTGTCCTCGTCGATCAGGATATCCAATCGCGCCGCGTGATGGCGCACATAGGCCAGGATGATCTGGGCTTGGCGTTCGGATGCTGAGACCACAATTTGAGGGCGTCGCGCCATCGCGCCGAGGAGAACGGCAAGGCCCACCACATAGGAGAAACCGATCTGGCGCGCCTTAAGGACAATGCGGAAACGCCCCTCGTCGTTGAGAAACTCGGTTTGATACCCATAGAGCCCATATTCTGGATCAAGAACCCGAGCGAGCGCCTCGGATGAGACAGCATTGGCCACGATTGGCCGGGGCTTGGGTTTGGGTGCGGATTTCTTGACGCGCTCAAGCGCCTTGCTGAGCATTGCGAGCCGCTGAGCTTGCGCATTGCTTGGGTGCTTGATGCGGCTCAGGCGGTGTATCTGGGCCTCGATCCCGTCCGATGTCTCGCGGCGCTTGCGCAGATCGCTCGACCAATCTCCCTTCGATGCCCAGATGCGCACCGTGCGATCAGAGCACCCGATCTGTGCGGCTATCTCACTGGTGCTGTCGCCAGCGAGATAGCGGGCAAGTGCATCCTCTTTTTGAGCCGTGGTGAACTTGGCGGGGCGTCCGACCGATTTCTTGGCACCTGAGAGCGCCTGAGGTGAGGCTGGTGGTGTCAAGCACGGTTTTTGCAGGCCACTGTGGCCGAGCGCTGGATAATTGCCCTCAGGCGCGTTTTTTGTTTCCATTATTTTAGGTGCAGTTTTCCTCATGCGATCAGGACCGCGCCAAAAGGGCCACCAGGGCATCCATCGAATTGACCGGAGCCGAGCGCTTGATGGGGGTGCCTGATCCCGCCTGGGCCAGATTGGCCAGCATCGGCATCAAAGTCCGCGCCTCGTCGGCAGTGATGATATTGGCGTTGACCAGCCCTGGGAGGTCCTCAGCATCATCCTTGGGCGGGGTGAGGTCGAGCGGGCGAAAGGCCACCTGGCCAGACTGGAGGCTGGCTTCGGTGTTACCGGGCGTGAGGCCGAGTTCCTTGAGGATGGGTCTGAGCTGGTCGAGCATGCGGCGGCGCTTGGGCTTGAGGGTCAAGTGCTCAAAGGTGAAAAGCTGGCCAGAGACCTCACCGCCACCGCCGAGCTGGCCAGCCGTCATGATGCCCAGCATGCGCGGCGGCACACCATGCGCAACCGGGACGCGATCACGCGCCGCATCGATCAGCTTGAGGAAATCCCCATCTTTGACCTCTGCGGTGAGCCGCTTGACCTCCACCGAACCCTCCTCGCCTGAGGTCAAGATCAGGGTGCGGTGGGCGTTGTCCATTCCTTGGTGTTCATTGCGGAAAAAGGATTGGATTGCGCGCTTTTGATCGGCGGATGGCGTGACGCCTTTGAACGTTATCGCATACTCTGGGATCGCGTTATTCTTGAAAAATGAGGCGTTGTACCGCGTGGCCGCGTAGGCCAGCTCAAGCATACTCTCGGCACCGATCCAGGTGGGCAAGGCATAGCGCCGCCCTAATGGGCACGGCTCGCGCAAGTGAACAATCTCGCGGGCCGTAAAGGTCACCTTGCGGGTGTCGCCATTTGGCTTGCCGATGCGCTGTAGGTATCCCGCGCGGTAGCGGCTCATCGAGATCGCGGGCAACCGGCGCAATCCGATGATCCGCTCGCCATCACTTGATCGGATTACCTGGAGGAAAGCGTTGCCATAGGTCTCAAGATCGAGGCCCAAAAGCACGAACAGCTCGGTGGCCCCAGTGTCGCAAAGCTCCTCGATCTTTTCCACCTCGCCAAGCAGCCCGCCGCCAAATGCACTCTCGGCTTTGACGTGAACGGCACGGCCATGTTCGGCGCTGGCGCGGTAAAGCACCGAAAGGCTGCGCGGCTCGATTGGCCACAGAAACTCACCATCGAGGCCCACCTCGGCGCGCGCGTTGAGGAGGCCGTCAATATCGGATTTCTCAACCGTGACGGTGACGCTGTCGGCGGCATCCTCGGCGGCATCCGATGGGGGTTCATCTTTGCTCATGAGCAAAGGGATACAGGCCAAAACCGACCGGCAATATCCCCCAAGGGGAGGCAAAGTTTAGTTACAAACCAAACGCTTGCCATCTGTCTGGCACGACGGGAGGCAATCGGGCAAGAGTGGTCACGCAGATTGTTGCAACGCAGTGGAGGCGACACCCTTGGCCAAGATCAAAGACCTTTCCGTCAGCTTTCTATCGCTGGTGGCGAAACCGGCAACGGGCAAGGGCCTCACCCTCAAAGCCGCCGATGGTCAACGCCCCGCCACCTTTGATCTCATCGTCAAGAACGATGATATGCAGCGCGCTTTCGGCATCGTCTACGCGCCAGACCAAGAGGATGCGCATGGCGACACCGCCGATGCCCTCACTATCCGCCGCGCCGCCGCCGAGTTCATGCGCGAGGGGCGTCTCAAGAACATCGATACCGAGCATTCATTTACCACCGAGATGGCCTTTGTGGCCGAGACTTGGCTGGTACGTCAGGGAGACAAGCTCTTTCCCGATGAGCCAGAGGGCTCTTGGGCTGTGGGTATTCAGATCAATGATCCTGATCTCTGGTCACAACTGAAATCGGGCACGCTGACCGGCATCTCGCTCGCCGGGATCGCGCGTCGTGAGCCTGAGCCGGATGATCCTGGCGCGCAATACTACACCGAAAAAGACACGACCCCCAACTGGGTCACTCGTCTGATGAAGGCGCTGACCGGCGCAAACACCCAAGAAACTGTCGAGGAGACTGACATGACCAAAGATGAGGTCCAGGCATTGGTCGGCGAAACACTTAAAAGTGTGCTGCCGGGTGCCCTCAAGGACGCAATGAAAACCGCTGGCGATCCGCCCGATCCGCCCGCTACCACTGAGCCGACCGAGGTGGAAAAGGCTGTGGTCGCTGCCCTCAAAGCGGCTGGTGTCGCGCCCAAAGAGCCCAAAGCCGATCCCACCGATGGCGCAACCGATATCGCCAAAGCGGTGGATGCGGCTGTCGAAAAGGCACTCGGCACAAAGGTGACAGACGCGATCACCAAGGCCCTGGCCAAAGGTGCGACAGAAACTGACCCCGCCGTGGGTGAGCAAGTGGAGAGCTTTGTATGACCTTTATCGTTGTGAAGGGCCAAAGGATCGATGATTTGGTCGCATTGGCCAAGTCACTGATTGGCCCAACCGATCTGGCAAACGGTGGAACACTCACACCGCAGCGCGCCGACAAGCTGATTTCGATGATCTATGGGGATACGTTTTTCACCAAGATCAACACGGTGAAAATGGCGCGCCTCGAGCGCAATGTGGACGCTATCGACGTGGCCGCCCGTCAACTGGTGCGGGTTCCTCAGGGCGATGAGCCTGGTGCTGATCAAACCGCCAACGCGGGCGAGCACGGTGCAATCTTGCGCGCGCTCACCGTCCAGCTTTTCCCAACACTGACCTTGGATTTCTTGCGCGAAAACAAGGACAATCCGCAACTTTTGCAAATGGTCGAGAAGGCCTTTGTAACGCGCTTGCGCAATGACCTGGTCGACCTCGGTTTCAACGGAACGAACGACGACAGCGGCGGCGCAACTCAGGCCCAGAAATTCTTGCGCCTCAATAAGGGCTGGGTCCAGGTTGCTCTGGAGCACGCCGATGCGCCGAAGATCAACATCGACCCAGCAACCGACACCTGGAAAGCCACGCTTGGCGCGATCATGGAAACCGGTGATGAGCGCTGGCGCGAGCAATCGACTTTCGTGATGAACCTTGCGGATGCGGACAAGTATGCCGAGGAGCTGGGTTCCCACGTCACTGGTACAGCGCTCACCGCCGCGAGCCCGTTGCGCCGTTTCAATGGCTTGCCCATCGAGGCCAACCCGCGCATGCCGCGCGGCAAGGTCTTGTTCACGCCGCTCATGAACCTGGCGCACGGTGTCCACACCGACATTCAGCAAGACAAAGAATATTACAAGCGCAAGCGCGTCTTGGAATACACGTTCGACATGGCCGTCGATTACGAGATCGCGGTCAAGCAAGCCTGTGTTCTCGGCAAACCGGTTTAATCATGCCTGAGGGCGCAACCGTCACACCGGCTGAGATCAGGGCCTATGCCAACCTCCCAAGCGAGGTGCCAGAGGCTTTGCTCGGCAAGCATATCGAGATTGCCAAGCGCGATCTGGTCAAGGCCAGCGGTGTGGCGGATGCGCCTGAGGGGCATGAGCAAGAATGGATCGAGGCGCTCACTGTGCGCGCCTTGGCCAGCGCCTTTCCCTGGCTCAACACCTTCGTGCTTGATGGCGCGGCCAAGGTTGGGCGTCTGGAGGGCTCGCTCGAATATCGGTTCCTTGATGCCGATGATGTCGAGAAGAAATGTGAAGCGCTGAACGACCGTTTCGATGAGCTGGTGGCCAAGATGCCCCGCAATGATGCGGATGATGAAACGCCGGATCAGGTGGGCCTCGGCATCACCTCTCTCATGGCAATCTGAGGATATTTGATGCGCCTGCGCACCCGCCTTTCAGAGGAGCTCAAAGCCCGCCTCACCCTTCTACTGCCTGAGGCGGTGGAAACGGTGTGGGATCACGCCGCTGTTGTGGTCGTGATCGAGCAACTCAAATTCAAGTCCACCGGTGGGCTTGATGACGGCTGGGAGCTGAGCACCAAATTTGAGGGCGTCGTGCGCGCCGAATTGCGGGCCAATGCCATTGATGCGCTTTCGGTCGAGCCGCTGATCGCCAATTTGGTGGTCAGTCCTGTTTTTCTGGGCTTTGCGGCGGATGCCGATGTGGGCCAACTTAGCGAGCGCGCCCGCATTGTTCTTGCCGATTGGCGTGACACAATCCGCGATCAGGATGTCGCCAGCGCCCTGCGCTTCAGCGTTTCTGGTCTTATCGCCGCCTATGCTGGGCAATCGCCACGGCCGGAAATTGTGGTGAGCACCGCGCCAGCGACCGGCCCAGGCAATGAGGCTGAGTATGGCCCGCTGGATGGCGGTGTCGGATGAGCGATTTTGACACCCAAGAGAATGACCGCCGCCTCGCCAACCTTGCCCAGATGGGTGTGGTCGAAGAGGTCCAGTTTGACAATCCCCCCAAGGCGCGGGTGCGCGTGGGCGAGCTCCTCACCGGCTGGCTGCGCATGGGCACGCGCCGTGCGGGCGATGCCCATGAGAGCTGGGCGTATAGCGTGGGCGAGGAGGTTCTCGTAATCTCTACATCCGGCAACATGGCGCAAGGTGTGATAGTCTGCGCTTTGGCCAATGGTGCCAACGCGGCCCAAGCGGCGGCGGGCACGTTCAAAACAACGTATCCAGGTGGCGAAATCATCGAGATTGCCGGTGGCGTGGTGACAATCACCGCGCCTGGCAACGTCATTGTAAACGGTGATGTGATCGCCAACGGGATCAGTTTGATCAATCACGTTCATGGCGGCATCACGCCAGGCCCCACCGATACGGGGAAACCAAAATGAGCGTGATTGGCCTCAATTCAAGCGACGGGCGCGCCATCGATAGCATGGATCACTTGCGCCAATCGGTGCGCGATATCCTCATGACCCCGCTGGGATCGCGGGTGATGCGCCGTGACTATGGGTCTGGGCTCTTTGAGCTTATTGACCAGAACCTTACCCCGCTCACACTGGCGCTGATCTATGCGGCCACCGTCGATGCCTTGCGCAAATGGGAGCCGCGCTTGCGGGTCACCCGCGTCCAGGCTAAGGCGTTGCCTGAGGATCTTGAGGAGGGTCGCATCTCGATCACACTTGATGCGCAGCACCTCCCAGATGGTCAAGAAATTCGCCTCGATGGGGTGGTGCTATGACCTTCACCGCCATCAACCTGGATCGCTTGCCGCCCCCGGTGATCATCGAACAACCGGATTTCGAGAGCATCTTTGCCGCCCGCAAGGCGCGCCTGATCGAGATCGCACCGCATCTTGCGCCAGCCCTTGATCTGGAAAGCGAGCCCCTGGTCAAACTCTTGCAAGAGGACAGCTATCGCGAGCTCATCTTGCGTGCCGCCGTTCAAGATGCGGGCGCTGGCAACCTTTTGGCCTTTGCCTCTGGTGCAGTGCTCGATCACCTTGCCGCCTTCTATGGCGTTGCTCGCCAAGTGGTCCAAGAGGCCGATGCGTCGGCGAGCCCGCCTGTCGATGAAATTCTTGAGGATGATGAGCGCTTGCGCTCTCGTGTCCAGCTCGCGCCTGAGGGCTTCACCACGGCGGGCTCGCTTGGCTCCTATACTTTTTGGGCTCTGAGCGCCTCGCCAATGGTCAAGGATGTCGCGATCCTAGAGACCGCAACGCCTGGCGAGGTGCGCATCGTGACGCTCTCCACCGAGGGTGATGGCGCGCCGGATGCCGCGCTCCTGAGTGCAGTGGATGCGATCACGCAGCCCCGCCGCCCGATCACCGATCATGTCTTGGTGGAGGCCGCGACCCTGCAAGACTACACCGTCGAGGCTGAGTTGATCCTTTATGACGGGCCGGATGCTGAGCTTGTGCGCCTGGCGTCTGTCCAAGCCATCGAGGTCTTTGTCGATGCGCATCACCGCCTAGGTCACGATATCACCATCGCGGGCTTGCATGCTGCGCTATATCGCGAGGGCGTCCAGAATGTGACGATCACCTCGCCCGCCGCCACTCTGGAGATCGCAGGCGATACCGCCGCGCATTGCACCGCGATCACCGTCACCGTGGGGGGGCGCAATGTCTGATTTGGATCGCCTGTTGCCACCAAGCGCGTCCCCGAGCGAGAGCGCAATCGAGACGGTAATGGCTGAGCGCACCAGGGGCCTCGACGCCCCGATCTCCCAGCTTTGGGATGTGGACACGTGCCCCGCCGCGCTCGTGCCGTTCATGGCCTGGGCTTTTTCAGTCGAGGTCTGGGATCACGCGTGGTCTGAACAGATCAAGCGTGACGTGATCCGCCACTCGGTTGAGGTTCACCGGATGAAAGGCACCCGCCAATCCGTTGCTCTGGCTCTTGGTGCTTTGGGCTTTCGCATCGATATTGTCGAG